GTCGCCTACATTCTTAACGAGATTAATTTCCGCTTGAGCTCTTGCTTTTTGTATAGTGTCAGAAAATATTCCTTGAAGGGAACGTATAGATAGAGACGAAACAATGACCACGGACGAGAAGAGAAACGCTAAAGGGTTAGACGAGTTAGAGGGCGGCTTAGGTAAACACGTTGTAATTAATGGAGCAACATTAGAAAATATTATCATCGGCACTCAAACTGCTACGATAGCCAAATCGGAAACCAAGAAAATACAGATTAAGAAATCAAGATATGTCGAAATGCAAAAACAAGCGTTTACCCAAAGCGAAGAGGACGCGATTAGACAGAGTCAAAAGCTAGTATCGGACTACTTTAATTTTCAGCTTACGGAAATAGTTAAGAACTTTAAGGGTATAGCAGATACCGGCGCTATGATCCCGGCAGTTACCGCCGTAGTCTCTCAAACGTCCAAAGACTTACAGGACGTTTTTAATATGATATACAAAGACGTTGCTTTCGACCATGTAGTCGAGGCCCGCAAATCCTATAAGCTTGACATGAGAAGGGCGATAGGGCTAAACGGTAAGGACCATATAGAGGGACAATTCCACCCCGAATTTTCTTTGCTTGCGGATTTTAAAGAGGAGTTCGGTAGCTTCGTCGATAACTATTTCGTACAAATAAATCTAGGTGAATTAATAAAAGACATTGACGAAACTACCCGGGACATGGTAGGTAAGATTGTAATCGCAGGGTCCAAAGAGGGCGCAAGCGTATTCGACATTACCCGGGATATTCAAAAGCTATATGGCGACGATATGGAGCTATGGAGGGCGGAACGTATAGCCCGTACCGAAACGCTAAGGGGTATGAGCTTCGCCCAACATGAAGCGCAAAAATCTATTAGTCCTTTATCAAAGCAAGAATGGATAGACTCCGGGGACAATAGAGTTAGGGCCGGAAAGTTTAATCATCGTAATGTCGATATAGGTAACGGTAAGATAGGGCTTAATGACGCCTTTTCCGTTAGTGGTCAAAAGATGCGCTTCCCTCGGGATACTTCTCTCGGGGCTAGCGCTGGTAATGTTATTAACTGTCGATGTACCGTAGGGTTTATCGACGAAGAATTCGAGGAGTTTTTCCTATGAGCAAGAAAGAGAAGATAATAATAAAAGATGTTACCGACGGTATTACCCTATACAAAGATTATAATTTTAAATTCGATGTAAAGGACGATAACGATAAGCATATGATAATCGAGGGAATCGCGACTCCCTTCGATGGTAAGCCCGACCAAGGCGGAGATATAATAGAATTCGGCGCCTATACAAAAACGTTACATAGAAAGCCTAAAATAAAACTATTGGCTTTCCATAATCCCGACGAGCCTATCGGAACCGGATTCCCGAAAGAGGAAAAAAAGGGCCTTATGATGAATGATAGCAAGATACTAAAAACCGTTAAGGCCGGTTTTGAAATGTCGGAATTAATCAAAGACGATATTATCGACGCCCTATCTATTGGATATAAGGCGGTCAAAGTCTCCTTTAGTAAAGAGGGCTTTAGAAATCTACATGAAATTATGTTACGGGAAATATCTCCCGTACCTTTCCCTATGAACGAGGGCTCTGTCATAACGGACGCTAAGGCCGAAATGTTAAAGCTCTCATTCGAAGAGGCGTTAAACTTAGCTATTTCTAAAATAGATCAAGTCGCGCCTTCGGGCCTTGAGCTCGTAAACCATGCGGTTAAAACTTTCAATACCCTTCTGATGGAAAATCTTTCTTTGGACACCTCCGATAATGGAGCCTCCGAAGATAACAAAGACGACCCGGAGGACCCCGGTAAAAGCGAAAGGGAGGAGGCCGATAAGAAGAAAGAAGAGGAGGCCGAAGCCGACCGCCGTAAAAAGTTAATAGTCGATTGGGGGGCGTTCCTTCAAGATAGGCTATTATCAAAACAGAAATAATTTTTAAAGGATATATAAAATGCCCGAACCAAAAACAGAAATGAAAGAGCTCTCGGATACCTTTGAAAAAACTATCGTTAAATTCCGCGAGGAAAACGATAAGTTGATCAAGGATAATAACGCGCTCAACGAGGAGAAGGTCAAGAGTATTCAAGACCAACTCGACAAGGTAGAGCTTAAGTACAAAGAGCTTGAAACCGCGATCAAGGTCGAAGAAAAGAAAGATGATCTTGCTTGTGAGTTTAAAGAAGAGTACGAAATCTATATGCAGAAAGGCCCGGAGCATTTCACGCCGGAGCAAAGTAAGACCTTTCACGAGAAAGCGAAGCTTATCGCGGGAGATTCTACGCAAGGTGGTTACCTTGTCTTGCCTCAGTTTGAGTTAGACATTATCAAAAAGGTAACGGAGATTTCTCCTATCGAACAATTCGCCCGGGTAATCGTAGGCGGGATGCGGTCCTATATCTTTGCCAGCCGTAAGACTTTGTTATCGGCTTTCTTTGTGGGCGAGCAAGGGCTCGTTAATAAGGACGCGAGTACGTATGAGCAAGGCGAAATCCAAACTCATGCTATGGCCGTTAATGTTCCTATCTCTTCCGAATTGCTTCAAGATTCGTTTAAGAACATGGAGCAAGAAATCCAAACCGATGTTACGACCGCTTTCGCTCAGAGAAAAGGTAAGGCTTTCGTAAAAGGTTTGAATGTAAACGAGCCCGAGGGATTTATTACTAATGCTGATACCGAAGTTATCGAAACCGAGACCTCTCTTAAGATCGATCCCAACGATCTTTATAATATAGTGTTTGCCCTTAAAACGGAATATGCTGTAAGCGGTTCGCAATGGTTTGGTAATCGTTTAACGCTTCGGGACTTCCGTAAGCTTAAAGACGCCGAGGGTCGGTACATCTTGCAGACCGCGCAAGATTCTACCATTACCTACGAATTGCTAGGCTATCCTTACGCCGAAGTACCGGACATGGACGTCGGGACAACTACGGCCGGTAAGAAAGTAGTATCCTTCGGAAATATGTTCCAGCATTACCGCGTTTATAACAGGACCGGAATGTCAGTTTTGCGGGACCCTTTCACCGCAAAGAATAAACGTATGGTTGAATTTCAATTTGAAATGAGAACAGGCGGTAAAGTGGTTTTACCCGAAGCTATGAAAATCTTAAAAATCAAAGCTTAATAACGGAAAGCGATAAAAGCTTTTAACCTATAAACGAAATTTTAACTAAGGATAAAACAAAATGAATCAAGACAAAATAGTTAATCCGTTAGACTTTATTCTCGGGTTTAACCATCAATCAGTAACTACGGTTACCAATGGCGAGACTATCGCCTTAGCGGGAGTAACCGCTTTCGCTTTCTTAATGAGTGCTACCGCGTATACTTCCGGTACTGCAAAGTTTAAGCTTCAAGTAACTATCGACGATGCCGCTTGGGTGGACCTCGATAGCGATTATAAAATCGATCCGGGCGGAGTAGAGCAAACCCTCGGGGCTATCGATACAATCGCTAAGCTAGGAGCGAGCGGTCTCAATGCGGCTTCCTTGCTTTTAACCAACGAGCAAATTAAGTCAGTACGAGTAGTACAGACTGAAACGGTCGTTATGGATATAGTCGGTTTCTTTATCGCGTCTCGCGATAAGCGATAAACTTAGGGGCTCTCGACTTCGTTGCTGTAGCCCGGGAGCCCTTATTTTTTTAGGTTTTTAAAATGGGAATTCTAGTCAATAAAACGTTTACGCCTCAATTGAGCATACGACAGTTAACTCCCCCATCGGAAGTAGTCGTTACTCTTGACGAGCAAAAACTTTTTGGTCATATCGACGGAACGGCCGAGGACTCGTTAATCCCCATTTTGATTGCGGCCGCGACTAAGAGGGCCGAGGCATATGTCCGAGGCGGTTTTATCCGCCGGACTTGGAGACAATCCGAGGACGCCGGAGAGCGCCGAGACCCTTTAATCGCGAGCCGTTTTTTATTAGGCGAGCAATTCGAAATCGAGATCGATAATATACAACTCGTAACCGTGGAGACCGTTACCTTTTTTAATACGAGCGACGTCGCTACGGTTATCCCTGTCGCCGATTACCGGGTAGACCGCACGAACGACGAGCAACCGGGGCGGATAGTGTTTAAATTAAATACGGTTATCCCGGTAGATACGCGATACTATACCGAGTAT